AGGATGTGTAAGCATAGTAGGGTAATGCCCAACAAAAGCACCAATGTAATCCTTAGGAATGATAGTACCTCTACGCATGATGTTTCCACCAGCTTTAAGCTTGTCGTAACGATACTTACATTTTTCAACTTCTTTTTCGTATCCATGTTGTTCCATCCATTCACCAACTTGAGCGTAATCATAACCCATTCGCTCAATATAAGAAAAAACATCTGAGTTACGAACTTTTTGAGGTTCACAAATATCAGAGAACTCTTTGTGAGTAATCCCACCATGAATGTGTTCTAGAATAAACTTATAGTAGAGATCATCTTTACTAGGAGTTTTCGGATTGATTACTTCGGTTTGAAAGTTTGACCTTACACCGCGAATCACATCTTCAATCTTAGCGTATTGTTTGTTGTACCAACCTAGTAGAGGTGTGCGAGTATCTCTCCAGAAAAAGTAGAATGATCGCTCACGAATTTGAGGAGCTCCATGAAGTAGTGATCGAGTACGATACACAGTCATTGTATAACCATTCTCTTTACCAATCTGCTTAAGCTCATTACGAACTTTTTCACCGATCTTACCAGCAAATCCTGGAGCATTCTCACCCCAGAATACTTTAGGCTTGATCTTTCCTAGAACATGCTCAGCAGTAATACGCATCCATTGATTATTAGGATTGTCGTCTCCGAATCCGTGGGAGAGTTGAGATAGTCCTGCACAAGGACAAACAGAAGATACAACGTCAACACTTTCTGTAGGGTTCTCGCCTTTATCTAAGACATAGTAAGGAACACCCCCATAGTAATTACGGGCATGAGCATCATTAGCTTCGAATGCCTCGTACGACATCATATAAGTTGGTTTTTCACCGAATGCGAGTTCTGAACCGATTGTCTCGCCGCCGATAAGTGGTACGATGGATGCATGCTTAATCATACAAAAAAATCCTCAAGGTCAACTTGAGTTGATACGCGTTCTTTAATACTATCGAGCTTTTGAATTCGCTCGTTAACGTAGTTTTCAACTCTAAAATAATTTAATAAATTACGAGAGATCTCATATCGATCTTCTAGCGTAACAGTGATACTCTCGTCTATAGCTTTATATATGTCATCTGCACTATTGAAGTCTGCGACAAAGTGTTTAACATTAGCTCGAGTAAGATATTCTGAAGTAGCGTGCGCCCATACACCTAGGTGTTCGAGTTGTCGCTGAAAGATTACTGGAACGACACCATAGATACCTGCTTCAAATGCAGTATATCCAAAACCTTCGTGGTGGCATGGTAGAATAATTGATTTAGAACTCTTGATTGCTTTAAATAAATCTGCGTCTGCTAAGTTCTCAGCATAAGCATTAGCAGACTTGACTAGCTTGTCGTAATACTTTCCTTTCTCATCTCTTCGAGGATCTCGAATACCATAGTGAACGATTACGTTTTCAGGATTCTGATATCCATAAACTTTGTGGTGAAACTTAGAAGATTCATAACGACCAATGATTGCTGATTTATTTTCAACTGTCATGATGTCTTTATCAGTAACAATCTCGTCAGTCCAAACGAAGTGTTCAATGTAACCATCAAAGGCTTCATTACCTGGCATTGGAGTTTCAGGATACTTCGCAGCGATCGCCCTTAAGTGAATATCAGTCATTCGCTGAATTGAGTAATTAGAGTTTGTAGCGACGTAACACATGTTTCGATCGGTCTTGCGCATACGACGAATAACGTCGCTCGTTCCATAACACCACACCAAATCGATTACATCAGAATCACGAACATGATTCGCTTGTTCTTCACTAAGCTATTCACTAGTGTAATCATTGAAACACTGTGACAGTGAGCAATAATATAGTCTGCGTCTTTTAATACGTCTTGAACTTTTTCAAGATAAGCTTTGATGTAGTAGCGCGAAACTCGAGAAGGATTCTTACCCTCAGCCATCGCTCGATCTTTTGATCCGAGTTCATCGACTACGTGGTGTTTATACTTGTATTCGTCTTTACACTCGCCAGCATAAATGAAATGAGTATTGTAACCCATCTTAGCGAAAGCGCGAGCATCAAGCTTGGAACTTTTCTGAAGTCCAGAACGAACAATTGAACCCTTGAAGGTTTCTGTAAGATTGTCGATCACTACAACTTTTTTCATCATCTATCCATTATATCAAATAATCTATTTATTGTCAACTGTCGTCTTCATCTTCATCAATTTTAATAAAATCCCAATCGACCAAAGCTTCAGAAAACAGTTCTCGCGTTTTTCTGAAAGATTCTATCCAGCGCTCAGGAAAATCAAGCTTAGGCATTACGATTCTTTTGATACCTACTTGAATAACTCCCTTAGCACACTCAGAACATACGGGTAATCCCCAAACATAGAGAGTAGAATTATTAAGAGAGATACCATTGTAAGTAGCGTTATAGATCGCGTTCATTTCTGCATGAACAACAAACTTATATTTTTGTTCACGATCTTGATAGCGCCAGTCATTGTCAGTAATTCCTCGAGGGAATCCATTATAACCAGTCGCAAGAATGCGCCGCTCATCATTCACGATTACAGCGCCTACTTGTGTACTTGGATCTTTACTCCACGTCGAGATTTCTCGAGCGAGATTAATAAATCTTTTGTCCCATTTCATCGATTAGCTTCTCAATAAACTTGAAGTGTCGCTCATAAACATGGAAGTTAGTAGCAGTCCAAATCAGATCACCTACTTCGACTTCGAGTTCGCTAGCGAGTAGTTGTTGGACGTGCTTAGCCCAAGCGACATCATTGTTGTAACCAAATACTGCATCATTACTACGCATTAGATAGTGTGAGATCAACTTACCGTCACGAATCATAAAAGCATTTGAGTAAGTACACATGAAATCATTCATGCCATTAGCACAAAAATCAACATGCATACTAGGACGATTATAGATCATGACTGCACGACGGCTGTTAGGATTAGCACGAAGTTCAGCTTTCACGTTCTCATATTGACGACCGTTTTCTTCTGACCAGATACACCAACCATAGTTTGAGTTGATCATACCATCGCGGTCAGCGATGTCTTTCCAGATCTGAGGAGTTTCACCAGGAATGTCGTCAACTAGACGAGACATTGAACGATACCATTCGAGTTCACGTTCAATATACTCTTTATTAGGTTTACGAATTACCCAATCATCGTCAGCGATGAAAGACTCACCAATAATCTCGATGGTCTTAGCACCAGTACGATCAACGACGAAATCTTCAGCGAGATATCGTTCGATGATACTTTGACGGATACCACTTACATTATTCATTAGATTGACTCCAGGAGAGCCTCAATATCTTCAACCTCAGATACTACGGCTGCCATGTTTTGCTTATGATAAATTCTAGCCATTTTACGAAGAATATTCTTAGGAATATCTACATCGTCTGCTAGAGAATTAATTGCTTCTTTTACGAAGTCACGTTCGGCTTCGGTACGAGTGTAAGAGTTACTAATCTCTTCCATCGCAGCTTTGATGCGCTTACGATCTTCTTCACTACTTGGGATAATCACATTACTCATTTTATATAGTCCTCACTTTTTTAGATTGTTGATGGCGTGAGTTAGTCCGCCAAAAGTTACAGTTGATAACCAAACTACAGCTAACCAAGATTCAACTGTGTAGCCGATTCCTAATTGAAATAGCGTGTTGATAGACCAGATCGTAGCAAGAGGAGCTAAGATAACCAAGCCGAGCATCACAGCTATTAATAAACTCTTCGTCATTACTTGTTCCTGTTGAACGCGTTCTTATCAGGATCTTGGCCGTTGATACCGCCGCGACAATAAGAAACAAAGAAGCTTGCATAGTTGATAAGATCTTTAGCTGAATCTTCGAGAGATTCAAAGTTAGGATCATAGTCAGAAGCTTGCATTGCTTCCATTACTGATTTCATGCGAAGCATCTTAGCGTGCATGATGTCGTGAATGGTGACAATACCATTAGGATAATAGTCGGCCTGTTTTACAGTCGAGTTCGGATTCTGATAATCACGAGACTTTTTAAGTTGAAGTTCTACACATTCTTGTA